TACGTCCTTCCATTTTATTTATCCTTTATATCTGTAATCCGATTACAGCACAATCGGTGTATCGTCAAGTCCGGTGTGCTTTTCGCCATAATATCCATATCCGTGCTGCACTTTCGCTTCTTTGTGGCAATGTTTGCAATGAGCTCCAGTTCCTTGCCAAGATGTTGCTGCGCCTTGTGGTGGGCTGAAGAACTCGCCGAGTGGCTTTGCTTGTTTGCAAGTTTGGCATTGTTTCGTTATGTTCATTGTAATTTATCCTGTATTTAGCATTTATTGCAGCATATTTATTATAGAAACAACCTCTGTTGCGCTTGTGCTTGTTCAATGCGCTTGCAGGCTATATCGAAATACTTTGGCTCAAGCTCTATGCCAATAAAGTTGCGCCCCGCTGCTGCACAGGCAACTCCGCAGGTTCCGCTTCCCATGAAAGGGTCTAAAACCGTTTCTCCGATCATACTTACCTTATCAACCATCCACGTCGTAAACTTTTCAGGTTTCGGGCAAGGATGCAGCTTATTCTTAATTGCACCAACCGCATCGTTCAATGCCCACGCCGAAGATGCTGTTGCATTCCTCCCAGCCTTTGGGTCTTTCCCGTAGTAAAGAATCATGTGTGCCAAAATAAAGCCCCATCGTCCGCGCCCCGTTCCGGCAGGGTTGTACCAAACACCCATGTCATCAGGCTGCGGGTACAGAAAGGCGTTTCTGTTGCCTGGCGTTATCATTCCACGCTTGCATCGCTGTAGCGCGAGAACAACACTCGGTATCACCACATCTTTGATGTATTCTGGCGTATCGCTGAACATTGTGTAGGGCTGCTGTTCTTTCTCTAACGCTTGTCCGTTCACTACTTCGCCCAACATCACGCCATACGGCGGGTCGGTGCAAAGTGCATCGGCTGTCACCAAAGGCAGAATATCCCCGCAATCTCCGCAGTAGAGTGTGGCGTTCCCGATAATCACTGGATTCATTATTTCGTAATTCCCATTTTCAAAACTCCTCGCGCGCAGGCACATGCACACACGCATTAACTACTTCTACTACTAACCATTTCTTACTGGTTAAGGGTTTTATGGGCAAGACTCCACCCGTATTGGGCAGTCGCGCTCATCTGGGGTACACGCTGGAATTACTTGTGGTCGTTATGATACTAACGATGCGGGCATACCGCGAGACTTACCAGCGCTGCAAACCAGTAAAACTGGGCATTACTCTCGCGTTTCCTGTGCGTAGTAACAATCAGACTATAGGGAACAGTCCTCCCCCCACGCACCGCTCTGATATTTCGACTCCACGGTTTGGCCTTGCGCCGTCCTTGCCACTACATCAGTCAGTTAGTTCGTCGGGTGTGCCTTGTTTATGGCTGACTAATTTGTTTCCGCGTAACCCTCTGGTCGGGTACTTTATTGCCACCTAGACTCGGTGCGGCATCGCTTGTAACTTTTCATCAGCCCAAACAAAAACCCAGTTGTTATAGGTCATGTAGTGTGCGATACCGAAGAAGGTCGGCGGGATTTCTCCCCTACATGCCTATGACAACTGGGTCAAACCTTCTTTCGCGTCGCACAACGCTGATGTAGAGCATTATAGACATTCCAATTTCCGTGTCAAGTATTTTTGAACATTTTCTGCAAACTGTAATCCGATTACAGCAATCAAAAATAACCTACTAATTTGCTCAAGTGTAATTAATTACAGTCATTTTCGCTTACACGAGTTGACATGCGCTGTATATGTCTGTATATTGTCAGAATGGATAAAAACTTAAATTGCCAACTATGCAAAAAGCACATGGCGACCTTGCGTGATGCAAAAGTGCTTGACGTCCTCCCCGCCCTAAAGGACGGGGATTCCTACATCTAGCGTCGCACGTCCGCGACGGAGAATGTTCTTTGCCGCATTGACATCTCTGTCGTGCGCAACCCCACAGTCGGGGCAAGTCCATTCTCTTATTCGCAAGCCTGCTCTACCTTTCGGACTGTTGGCGGAGATACTTCCGCAACTCGAACAAGCTTGGGTACTGTACTTTTCATTTACTTCTTCATACACAACCGACCGCGCCATCGCTTTGTATTTCAGTTGCGTTTTCAACATTCCCCACCCGGCATCCAAAACCGACTTTGCCATGTTGGTTTTTACCAATGCCTTGCTGCTTACATCTCCAACAAAGATTGCGCCATAGTCTTCAACCATTGCAGTCGAAAACTTGTGCAACGCATCCTTTCTGGTATTTTTAATTTTTGCATGTATCGCCTTGACGCGCTTTTTCTTGTTTGCGCGTTGTGCAGTTGCCAATTCTTTTGCAAACTCATCCGTGATGCGACGACGATTGAGTGTCACGCCATCCGACAATGTCGCTGTTGTTTTCAGGCCAAGATCAACACCCACCGACACACTGGATGTGTTGGGTTTCTTTTGGTATTTTACGGTTGCGTTGAAGTACCAGCGTCCGCGTGAATCCTCTGAAAATGAGCCTGTTCGTAGCTCGTAATCCTTCAGTCCGTAGCTATCCCATACTCCAAAAAACTTACCGCAGAATCGAATTTGACCGTTGACGAGTTTAATGCCGGATGTTTTGAACGGAACCCAACCGAGCGCTCTTTTAGAACCGCCCGAACAACGCCACTGGAGTTTGTTCTTTTTAAATTGTTTGCGCGACTGTGCATGTTGCCCAATAACTTCCTGCGCTGTTGCCGCCCCGATAATCATGTTCCGCTCTTTGAGAATGCCTTTCAATTCTTTCATCAAGTCGAAGCCAGATGTTTGAAGGTTCAAGTATCCAACGCCGGGCACAGGAACCCACGAGTAATCCGCCGACAGTTCATTTGCCGCATTCCAAACCTGATTACAGTCGAAAGCCATTTGGGACAGCACTTTTGCATGCTTGTCCTTGACTCGTACCGAAATAGTTTTTGTTTGAAGTTCCATGTGATATACTTTACGCCCACTTAAATAAAGCTGCAAGGTGTTTGTGATGAAGCCATTAAATGTACCAATACCAGATTTGCTGAAAGAACGCTTGGATGCCTACGCCTTGACCAACGGGATTCACAAAAAGAAAGTCGTCGAGTTGGCATTAGACGAATATCTAAAGAAAGCAGAGCTTCGCTCTACGCACTATCCATCCCCGGCCTGAAGGCCGAGGCTTTTCGTGCAACTCAGGTAATGGCATGGTGGTATATTGTAAGGAATGTGATTACAAAGTTAAGTCGCTACTTGCAAAGAACGATAATCCGAAAGTTGACATGCCAGAATTTTTCAAAGGTATTTTTAATTGAAGCGCGTTAACTTTTACTTCCCGATAGCGTTGCTCGCAAGATTAAAGTCTGCAAAACTCTCGACTGGAATTCCCGTCAGCGAAATAATCCGTAGGGCTGTTAGTGAATGGCTGGATAAACAAAAGGAGGAAAAATGAGCAATAACCTGTTTGACGACATGATGGACTTCATTGATGCAAAATTTAAAGCAGACGAAGTTGGATACAGCGAAGTAATTGGCGCATTGTCTGCACTCAAGACAATGTACAAAGCGCAGTGGCAATCTATCTGCAACGAACTTGCGGATGAAGATGATGACGAAGATGAACGACTGTGTGATTGCAGTGAAAATTGCGAGAATAAATTGCAATGAGCATCTGTCAGATATGTGAAGAAGGTAATGCCACTTTGCAACATGAAAGTATCGAAGTTGAATACAATGGTAAAAAAGGCATGATTGAAACTCAATTTCTGCACTGTGATGTATGCGAAGCAGATTTCGTCGGAGCAGCGGAGATTGATGCAAACGCATTAGCTTTTCGTAATTTTCTTAATTCGATTGATGGCAATAAATAATGACGCACTCAAAAGGACTAACCATAGTGGACGATAACAAAATAGTCGCCCTTGATGACGAGACGATGAAGGTGTTGCGCGTCGAGAATATCAAGAACATGATTGCGCCAAGCGATGATTCTGCAAGACGCATCGAGGCTATCGGTGGCGCCGGAACGATATTGAATTATCTGGTGAACGGATTGACGCTTGATGATACGGCAAGGAAGCTTGGACTGCCGCGTGAGCAACTAATCAAGTGGATGGCATTCCACAGAGACGCACTAGAACCAGCTATGCAAGCATCCGCGATGGCACTTGCTGATGATGCAGCCAAGTATCTTGAGGAAGCCGCTAATAAGGGCGAGGAGCTTACTGCTGCACAAGCTGGTATCGCAAAGGCTAGGGCAGATCATGCGATGAAGATTGCCGGATTGCGCGATAGAGTAAAGTTCAACGAGAAGTCCATTCCGCAAGAAGTTACATTGAGCCAAGATAGCAGGCCAGTTTTCACTTTGAACTTTTTAAGTGAACCGAAAAGAGTTGAGAAAGTGATCGAAGTGAATGATGAGGATATTTATGATGACAATGAGTGACAAATGGAACTAGAGTTACCGTCACCTCTCTGGCTTCCGCTTTTTGAAAAAAATCGCGCGCCGATTATTCTTGTCAATGGCAAAGAGGTAGAAGGAGCGTTCGATAAAAAGCGCAGGATAATCAATCCCGCAAATGGATACCTAATTCCAGAGCATCGTATCGTCGATAGAGGGCATAAGCGCACTCGGTATTATGTTGCTTATGGCGGCAGGGCGGGAGCAAAATGTCTTGGGATTGGGACGGAAATTCTTATGTATGACGGAACTCTTCGTAATGTTGAGGACGTTGTAGTTGGTGACAAAGTAATGGGGCCGGATTCAAAGCCGCGCACTGTTCTTGATACAACATCAGGAACATCTGAATTATTCCGTGTATATCAAACATCAGCAATGAGTTATGTGGTTAATGAAGATCATATACTATCTTTGCGCAAGTCAGAATCATGTAAAAAAGATATTGGTGAAATATCAAAAGCAGGAAATCCGCGCCGCCCTAATGGACGTTATCCGTCTTGGCCTGATATTACAAATATATCAATTCGTGATTACATCGCACAAGCAAAACGATGGAAAGATAATTTTAGAGGCTATCGTGCAGGATTGATTGAGTTCATAGAACAAGATGTAACAGTAGACCCGTATTTCCTTGGATTATGGTTGGGAGACGGAACAAATAATGCAGTAGCAATAACATCAGCAGATGTTGAAATTGTAGATTGGTTAAATGAATTTTGTATTAAAAGTGGACTTAATCTAACTAAATATGGCAAAGGAGACAATGCCGCCAGCACTTATAATTTAAGCAAAGTTGTTGGTGTTCATGGAAGATTGCATCCTATATGGGAAAAATATAAGAAATATAATCTTTTCAATAATAAACATATCCCTAATTGTTATATAGCGAATAGCAAAGAAATACGGCTTAAATTACTTGCTGGGTTACTTGATACTGATGGTCATGCTTATCATAATTGCTATTCAATAGCACAAGTAAATGAACGACTTGCTAGAGATATTAAATTATTGGCTGACTCATTGGGATTTAGAACATCTTTAACAAAAAGAAAAACAGTATGTACGAATAATGGTGTAAAAGGATTCGCATGGTATGTAAATATCAGCGGGAATGTTTGGGAAATTCCTTGTTTGATTAAACATAAACAATACTCGCGTGACGATGTTAAACCAAATAAAGATAAGAAGTTATCATATCTAAAAGTTGAATCTATAGGACAAGGTGCGTATGCAGGATTTTCATTAGATGGAGATCATTTATTTTGTTTGGCAGATGGGACAGTAACGCATAATTCTTGGACATTTGCTTTGGCCGCTGTATTACGCGCAATGGAAGAAAAAATGACTGTACTTTGCTGCCGTCAGATTCAATCCACTATTGCAGACTCTGTGTTATCTGTTCTTGAAAATAGGATAAAAGACTTACACCTTGATAGCGAGTTCAATGTGCTTGTAAATGCAATCCGCCATAGAAAGACTGGTACTGATTTTGTGTTTCGTGGATTGAAGCACAACATGAAGGAAATTAAATCTCTTGAAGGCACGAAGATATGTTGGATTGAGGAAGCTGTTGACCTTGCCGAAGAAACTTTCGATGAGTTAGACCCCACTATCCGTGTCAAGGATGCAGAGATATGGATTGGCTTCAATACAGGTAATGTTGACGATTATGTGTACCGTAGATTCGTTCTAACACCAGACCCAGATGTAACACTAATCAATGTTAATTATCTTGATAATAATTTAGCAGACGAATCATCCATCATGCTTGCAGAGAAGATGAAGGCAATGGATTATGACAAGTATCTAAACATTTGGATGGGGCAGCCTCGCATCGCTAAAGAGGGCGGAGTGTTTTCTACAAAGTTGGTTTCATATACTGATGTTATCCCGCACGGACGCATGGTAAGAGCTTGGGATTGGGCAGCTACAGAAGTAGATTTGAAAAAAGGCAACGAACCAGACTTCACTGTTGGGCTTCTAATGTGTGTTGACTACGAAGGTAGATACACTATTGTTGACGTAGTTAGATTCCGTGGAATGGCAGATGAAGTTGAAAAAACTCTTATTGCCACAGCTACGCGCGATGGAATAAATGTGTTGCAATCAATTCCAATTGACCCTGGTGCTTCAGGTAAGTTTGCTGCTTCTACGTTTATTAGAAAACTATCAGGATTCAGGGTCAATGCATCACCAGAATCAGGAAGCAAAGTTACTCGCGCAGAACCAATGGCTAGTCAATTTAACGGCGGCAACATATCACTTGTTCGCGCACCGTGGAATCAAGACTTAATAAAAGAGTTTGAGGGTTTCCCGAATGCAACTCACGATGATATTGTCGATGCTGCCAGCCGTGGGTTTATGGAGTTACAGAAAAATTATGTAATGCAGTTTGCTACTATTACTGGTTTGTAAGCACCCACTTGCATATTCAATAGAACACTGATACCCTTGCGAAAATTACTCGTTTATCGAGGGTTCCAGCATGGCACAAAAGAATACAGGCGTTCGCACCCAACACGAAGATTACACCGAGATGCTTAGTCAATGGCAGAAATGCCGCGACGTGTTTGCCGGTACAGAGGAATTACGCGAACATACAACTGAATACCTCCCTGCTTTAACAGATGAACCGACTGCTGCATATCAAGCAAGATTAAATAGAACAGTTTTATACAACGCCACATACCGGACAATTCAGGGAATGATTGGCATGGTATTTCGCCGTCCGCCTGTAGCAGAATGCCCTATAAATACATCATCAATGCTAGAAGATATTACGTTGACAGGAATCCCGTTGACTGCATTTGCGCAGGACATTGCAGAAGAATGTATGGTTGTTGGGCGAGTTGGTCTATATGTTAACTATCCAATTACAAGCGATGCAATGACCATTGCGGATGCTCAAGCGATGAATGTACGACCATATATGTCAATTATCCGTGCAGAGCAGATAATAAATTGGCGGCAACGAAGAGTAAATAATAGATATGCGCTTTCAATGGCGGTAATCAAAGAAGAACATTTAATCCCTATTGATGAATTTGAGGATAAAGAAGTAACGCGTTATCGTGTATTGGATTTGGACGAAAATGATATTTATCGGGTACGCATATTTGAAGTAAATGAAGATAATCGTCAATCATCTACTGATGTAGAACTTGAACGGTTTTATCCGATGATGAACGGAAAGCAAATGAATTATATTCCTTTGTATATCATTGGCTCTGATAACGTAACTCCTGATATTGATACACCAATGATGATTGACATTGTTGATACAAACATTGCCCATTATCAGGCTTATTCAGACCTAGCGCATGGGTGTCACTGGTCAGGTATCCCCACCATGACAATAACTGGACATGAGATGAAACCTAATGAAACTCTACATGTTGGGGCAGGGAAGGCATTAGTATTTCCAAATCCTGCTGCAAAAGCAACAATGGTAGAAGTTGGTACATCTGGATTCAGTGCATTAGATTCACTTCTTAATCGCCTTGAAATGCACATGGTTTCACTTGGTAGCAGAATGCTTGAGAGCCATAAAGTACAAGCGGAATCCGCACAAACTGCTATGATTTATCGAGCAGGTGAGCAATCAATTTTGGCA